GTCGGCCCGGGCCGACGACGAGTCTTTACAATACCAGGGCGACTTTTGGCCGCGCGACCACGGCAAGTCCGAGATCTATTGCATCGCTTATCCGCTGCGTCGCATTTGCGAGGACCCAAACGTTCGCGTCTTGATCGTCCAAAAGACGACGGGGGAGGCGGAGAAGACGCTGCAGGTCATCCGGACCGAGCTGGAGAAGAACCGGAGACTCAAAGCCTATTATGCGGCGCACTGGGAGAAAGCGGTCGGGCAGCGCGACATCAGCAATGCAACCGGTTTCATGGATCGAGAGGGGCGCAAGGAGAGCGCCTGGCAGAACCGGCGCATCTATGTGAAGCGGTCGCGCGTGGGGAAGGACCCGACGGTCGAGGCGGTGGGAGTCGGCGGGGCGATCGCCGGCGGGCACTTTGACGTGATCGTCCTGGACGACGTGGAAGAGGATGAGAACACCAAGACGCCGGAGCGGCTCCAGTCGCTTTTGCAGTGGTTCACGGGGACGATCTTGCAGCTCCGAGAGCCACACACGAAGGTGATCGTCGTCGGGACGCTGAAGACGGCGATGGCGGACATTTACAATTTCATTCTCGGGAACCCGAGCTGGTCGTGCAAGGTGGTCTCGGCGATTCTGAGTCACGAGCTGAGCCAGATTGATTACCAGCCCGTTTATGGCGAGCAGGGGCGGGTGGTGGACGTGGAGGTGCGCACGCCGGACGTGCGAACCTTATGGCCGGCACGCTGGCCGATCACGGCGCTGCTGATGGAGATGTTGGCCAGCGTGCGTTCGATTTGGATCCGGGAGAAGCTGAATGATCTGCGGGCGATGGCCGGGTCGGTGTTCAAGCGCGAATGGTTCCGGTATATTGCGCGAGATAAGTGTCCCAAGGCATTTGAGATTGTCATCCAGAGTTGGGATACGGCCTTCGAAGAGAGCAAGAGCGCAGATTGGTCGGTGTGCGTGACGCTGGGATTGAGCCAGGGAGTGATCTATGTGCTCGACGTGTATCGAGAAAAGCTTGAATTTCCGGCATTGATCGAGCAGGGCAAGGCGCTCTTTGCCCGGGTCAAACCCCGCGAGGTGCTGGTGGAAAAGCGGGCGAGCGGCCACAGCGCGATCCAGGTCTGGAGGCAGCAGACTCAGATGCCGATCATCGAGGTGGACCCTGGGGGACAGGACAAGACGGCGCGCGCGCGGGCGATCACGGCGTATTACGAAGGCAAGCGAATCGTGCACGTGGCGGAGACGCCCTGGCTGGCGACGTTCGAGGATGAACTGACGATGTTCCCCAGCGCGGCCCACGACGACCAGGTGGACGCTCTGGTGTACGGGGTGCTGAGGCTGATGACCGGGAGCACGGGCAGGATTCCGGCAACAGGCCAATATTGACAAAGGCGCGGAGACTGTGGGGCGGGGAGACCCCGCCCGTACGGGTAATGAATATTATCTGACCCAGGGCGCGGAGACCGCGCCCCTACGGGAATGATTATGCAAATTGATCTGGCAGAGCTCGCATACGCGCAATGGCAGGCCGAGGAGGAGCTGGAGCGGCAACGCAACGTCTTGCTGGCCCGCGACTATTTCGCGGGTGACGTGGATTTGCCCTTGACGGACCGGCAGTTGCTCTACCTGGGATACAAGAAGAATGACAATCCCTTTGCGATGAACTTTTGCCGCATCGTCGTCAAGGCGGTCTGCGAGCGCCTCATCGTCAAAGGGTTCGATTCGGCAGACAAAATTTTTAGTGACTGGGCGACGAAATTCTGGCAGGTCAATCGGATGGATGCTGTATCTATCGATGTGGACCTGGATGCTGTTCGGGATGGCGAGATGTTTGTGATCGTGTCTTGGGACACAGATCAAAAGCGCTTGATCTTTACGCCACACGAGCGATATACGGATCCCCAGGTCGAGGGGACCGGCTATGGCTGCAGGGCGATCTACCCCGACGATGATCCCAAGCAGCCGATGCAATGCGCCGTCAAGCGGTGGACGGAGACCCAGAATATAGATGCAAAGAGGCAGACCCGCCAACGGATGACGGTATATTATCCAGATCGCCTGGAGCGGTATGCGATGGGGCCAGGCGGCGAATGGGTGTCTTTTCAGGAGGATGGGCAGCCGTTTCCTACGCCGTGGAAAGATCGGAATGGAAAGCCCCTGGGGATCCCGGTGGTACATTTTCGCAACTCGGGCGGGATTTCTGAGCTATGGGATGCGATCCCTCTCCAAGACGCGATCCACAAATCGACCTTGGATTTGCTGGCGGCCCAAGACACGGCGGGCTTTCCGCTACTGATCGCGCGCGGGTTCAATTTGACGACGGACGGCGCCATCCCGGCGAACGATGGGAGCAATTTGCTCAAGCTGGCGCCGGGATCCTGGATCGGCACGCCGGATCCCGCTCAGGACGTGCAGAGGTTGGAAGGCGCGAACCTGGAGCAGATGTTGAAGGTCGTGGACTCGCTGATCATCAAGCTGGCCCAGGTGACGGACACGCCGGTCAGCCGATTTCAGGTGACGGGACAGATCGCGGCCGCAGAGACACAAAAGCAATATGATGCCCCTCTTCTGAACAAGGTACGCAACCGGCAGATCGCATTCGGCGATGCCTGGGAGGATTGCTTCTATATAGCCCGCAAGTTGGCGAATCTTTTCGGGGGCGCGGGGCTGAACGAGGAATCGCTCATCGAAACACAGTGGGAGCCGGCTGAGGCGCGCGATGAGACGGCGGAGATCGAACGGCTGGCGATCAAGGCGGACAAACTTGGCATCCCGAAGCGCCAGATTTGGAAGGAAGCCGGCTATACCGACGACCAGATCGTGTCCATGTTGGCCGAGCCTGAGATCGCGCAGGGTAGAACGAGCGCAGAACTGCAAGCCTTGGAGTTGGCGCAGGCAAAGGCGGCGATGACGTTGCCGGAGGTGCTCAATGCCGGACGTGGCAGCGGCGCTCCGGTTCAGTGATGCGCTGGGGAAGGCGCTGGATGGATATTCGGGTGAGTTACAACGGGAACTCGACGGGACGCGGGCGAGGCTGGCGCAAGCGATGGCTGGGGCCAGGCTCGATCGGGCACGCATCCGCCAGGTGGCCGTGCGTGAGTTCGCTGCGCTCGGCAAACGGACCGCGAGTATCGGCCGGGATTACGAGGGCCGCATTGCGGGAACGGTTGAGGAATTTGTCGCGCAGCAACTCGAGGCGGTGAGGAGCGTCCTGCCGGGGGTGGTGGATGGCGACGCGATCCGGAAGGAGTTGAGGGCGGAGGCGAAAACGATGTCTGCCGACTTGTTGAGCCGCACGCCCACGTGGGTGGATCAACTCTCGACGACGTTTCTGGCTGAGCTTTCGCGGATGCGGGTGGCCGGGGATGATTGGCAGACGGCGACAGACCGGCTTCTGGCGGTGGGTTTGGTGGCCGGGCGGGCGAGTGTGACGCGCTCGGCTGGGAATAGTCTGGTATTGGAAGCTGACCTGGACGTGTGGACGCTGGCGATGGCGATCGCGGCGAGCGGTTTTGAACGGGCGGCGACGCGCAGCCGGATTGTGTTCATGAAGCAGGCGATCGCGGCGATTGACGACCGGACGACGGACTGTTGCCTGCGGGTGCACGGGCAGATCCAGCCGCAGAATGAGCCATTCAGGCTGACGGGGAGACCGCGATTCGCGGACCGGCTGCAGGGGCCGCCGTTTCACTGGCGGTGCCGAACGGCGACGACGCTTTACACGCAGGAGATGGAGGCGGTGGGGGTGCCGACGCAGGCGATGCTGGACGCGGCGCGCGCGGAGCTGCTGGCACGTGGGCCGGCGGATACACGGGCGGTGATCTGGCCCAGTCATGCGACGAGCGGGCGGGGCGGATAATAGCGATTACCGATACTGACTGAGGGCGGGGAAACCCCGCCCCTACAGAGGTGAACGATGGCACAAGAACCGAAACTTCCGAGCGGATGGGTGGATGAGGCATGGGACGGATCGGCGGCGCAGTGGGACAATGCGGCGAAGTATGCCGATGCGTGCCTGATCAATCTGAACACGGGGGCACGCGAGGCGTGGACGAAGGACCTGGCGATGCTGCCCTACAAGAATCCCGACGGCAAGACGAATGTGCGCGGGGTGATGGCGTGCGCGGCCGGGCGGGGCTTGATGCGAGTCCAGAAACCTGACGGTGTTGCACCTGACAAATGGAGCCAGGCGAAGCGCGCAGCGGCCAAGAAGCTGGTGGGACTCTATAAGCAGATGGGACGCCAGGCGCCGGATGCGATCTATCAGACTGCCGGTCTCAAGATTCCGGGATAGGCATTGGTATCCCCAGGACGCCGTTAAGCGGCGCAACGACTGAAATCAACAGGCGTGATGCCTGAATCATTTGAGAGGTGAGGCGAGATGCCGAACGAACCGATCACACCCGCGGGCGTGACACCCGCACCAGCCGCGCCAGGTGGGACGCCTGCGCCGGCACAGGTCGCGCCATTCGATTTTGAGACGTGGCTGGATAAGCAGTCAGCCGAGGTCAAGGCCGGGCTGGAGACGCACACGGCGGGATTGAAGTCGGCGCTCGAGAAGGAGCGCACCCGCACCAAGAAGTTGGACGACGATCAAAAGGCTGCCGAGCAGAAGCGCCGCGAGGCCGAGATGGGCGAGGCGCAGAAGTGGCAGTCGAAAGCAGGCGAACACGAGAAGGCACGGCTGGAGGCTGAAGAGCGACTCAACGCGGCGCTGATCCGCGTCGCGTTTCAGATCGAGGCGGCCAAGGCGGGCTGCCGGGCCGACCGGCTTGACGCGGCGTACAAGCTGCTGGACCTGGCCGAGGTGGAGATCGCCGAGGACGAGGTCAAGGGGATGGACGGCGCGATCAAGAAGCTGGCCAAGGCGGTGCCCGAACTGTTCGGAACGACCCAGACGCCACCACAGACAGATGCGCAGACGCGCGGACACGGGACGAACAAGATGTTCGCCTCGGACGCGGAGAAGCGCGAGTTTGCGGCACGGTATGGGATTGATGTCAAGTATCTACAGGAGTAAAGAAAATGGCTGCAACAGTCGAAACTGTAGCCGAACACGTCAAGCCGCTGGAGGGCGCGATTGTTCGGCGATACACCGCAGGCTCGGCGATCACGGCGGGGATGCCGGTCACGCTGGCCTCGGATGGCTACCTGGATCCTTCGGACGCGACGGATGTGACGCTGTCGTTTTGCAAGGGCATCGCCATTCAATCGGCGGCCGCGGCGGGCGATCCGGTGGATGTGGTAGTCTTTGGGCCGGTTTACTGCATGACCGGCGCAACCGTTGGCGCGCTCGTTTTTGTGTCCGACACGGGCGGCGCGCTGGCGGAGTCGGTGGGGACGAAGGACACGATTATCGGCCAGGCCGATACGGCAAATATCCTCTTCGTCAACATCCAGATCATCGATCTGGCTTAAGGATGGTGGAAAATGGCTACAGGACCTCGTGATCTCAGCTCGCTGGTGATGTTGACCGGATGGGATGCCACCGTCCTCAAAAATTGGCAATTGCAGGAAGGCATCGGGATTGATCGCGTCGTCGCCGAGCTGGGCGCAGCGCTCGGGGCGTTCAATGGGGAGATTGCCAACGATCCGCTTTGGGCCGGGCTGGTCTCGTACCAGGATGCGCCCGAGGTGGAATACAACGTCGGTTCGACGACCGGCGTGAGGGTTCACACGGAGTACGGTCGCAGCGACGCGCAACGCAGTGCGACCGATGGGCATCTGCTGCCGCTGCTGCCCTACGACCGGATGATGGGCTGGACATGGGACTATTTGCGCATGGCGCGCATGAGCCAACTGCAGGCGGATATCCGGGGAGCGATCCAGGATTGGCGCGACAAGTGGCGCGTGGCGTCCTTGACCCGCTGCTTGCAGCGCGGCGACGATTCCGGCGCTGCGAAGGGGCTGGGCAGCTCGGGCTACAGCCCGGGGTTTGCGACGACGGCGGCCTCGACGAGTGTGGACTTTGTTCCGCCGGCCTACGGCGGCAGTGCTTTCGCAAACACGCACGAACACTATGTGGGCATCACGGGCTCGGCTTTCACTCTGGCGCTCTTCCAGGACGCCAAGGCGGAGCTGCGCGAGCACGGCCACGAGCCGCCATACGACTTTCTGATCGGGGTGAGCGACGAGGCGACGGTGCGTGGGCTGACGGGGTTCGTGCAGGTGGCCTCGGCGAACGTGCGCTACGGCAATGCGGTTGACCTGGTCACGCTGCCAGCAGCCACCGGCACGCCGAACGGGATCTATCCGATCGGCTTGCTGGAGGACTTTGTCGTGCACGTGGTGACGGGGATGCCACAGTACTATGGGTTCGGGTACAAGTCGTACGGGCCGAACTCGCAGAGAAATCCGCTGCGCATCCGGCTGCAGAAGGGCGAGACGGCCTTCCGCGTCATCGCGATGCCCGACCCGCGCAACGGCAATGGGGCGCATCCGCTGCAATCCGTCATGCTGTTCGGGGAGTTCGGGGTGGGTGTGTCGGATCGAACGGCCGGGACGCCGCGCTACACGGCGAGTGCGACCTGGGTGGATGGCACGCCGACGTAGTAGCAGGGCGGGGGGCACAGCCCGCCGAGGACGGCGAGAACCCCGCCCCTACGGGCCCGTACCGATAATGTAGATTACCGGAAAGAGGTGGGGCGAGGGCGAACCTCGCTCCACTCTCAGGAGGCGAGGATGTATCAATGTGCAGACTGCGGGCACGTGGGCGAGGCGGCGATCAGCGGCCGCAAGGAGCGGCGATGTGAAGCCTGCTATGCTCTGCTGACAGACGCGATGACTGTTGATCCACCGAGGGTCGAGGTGGTACCGCCGGCAGTGGTGAGCGAGGAAGCGCCGGCACTACCGGCTCCGGAGGTGCCGGTCGAGCCGGTCAAGTCTAGCAAGAGGAGAAAAGGAAATGAATTTCACGGATAAGCAAAAGCAATGGATCGTCTGGGGTGTTTTGGTCTTGCTCATCGCGACGATGGGCTTCCTGGGGATCAATTTCCCGGTCCCGGTGCCGCCTACGCCAGAGGCCGGGCAGCCAGTGCCACTGGCGACGCTGGCGCCGGATTCGTTCGCCCGTTTCGGCTCTATCGAGGCGAACCAGTTGCGCGTCAAGAACAATGAGGATCACACAGGGCTGGAGACGCACAGTGGAACTGAGGCGCACACCGGCGCCGCGACCTTCAGCGGGGTCACGACCATCAATGATCTGACGGCGACGACGATCACGGCCACGACTCTGATCAGCCAGGCCGTGGGTTTCAATGCAACCGGGCCCACAAGCCTTGTGTCCACTACGATCACTGGGCCGCTAACAGTAACAGGCGCTGCGATCCTTGACGGTGGACTGGCGATGGACACGGACAAGTTCACCGTTGCGGACACGAGCGGCAACACGTTGATCGCGGGGACGCTGGCAGCCAACGGCGGGATCTCGGTTGACTCTACTGCGTTCACTGTCGCGGATACAACGGGGAACGTCAACACGACCGGAAGTTTGGCAATCGGAAGTGTGACGTTCACTGGGCCAGTGAAATATGGCTATGTGGCGGCACAAGCGAATGGAGTGGCCATTGTGCACGGTTTTGCGACTACGCCGACGGTGTGCATTGTGGGCGCAACGGGGATGTACACCGCAACGACCGGACCCATTACCACGACGGCATTTTTGGCTTACGTCAGTGCAACCAGTCCGGTGTACTGGATGTGCGGCAAGTAGCAGTGCAGTAATGCGCCTTATCTAACACAGGGCGAGTTCCATGCTCGCCCTGACCAGGAAATAGAGATATCAATGCACGATCCGATGACCGTAGCCTTTGAAATCAAGTCACCCATCAAGCGAAAGTCTGAACTGTGCCCGAATGGATATCGCTCTTCCATCATCACCATCTGGCATGTTGATCCAGAGATGGATGGGAGCGATGATTCGTGTGATTGGTTTGGGAATAGGCGCACAAAGGCAAATGGCTGGTATCCTGCTGCACTTGATGATTACGCGAGCATGTCGCAAGATACACAACGGGCCATTGACTTTGTGTGGTGGATGTGGCGCGACAAGTTGGGCCGCCCATGGTGGAAACATCCGAAATATCATTTCTGGCATTGGCAGATTCAGGTGTATTTCTTGTTGAATTTAAAACGTTGGTTGTGGAGTCGGTGCACCAAATGCGGCAAGCGGTTCGAGTGGGGTTATGCTCCAATCAGTAACCAATGGGATGGAGATGGTCCAAGATGGTTTCGAGGCGAGCCAGGCGTGTATCATTCCGAGTGTTATGAGGTCAGAATACCATGTCATTCACCTACATCTTGACCACCGATATCGGCAAGTTGCGGCTGGAGATCGGCGACACGAGCTCGACGGCCGGCCGCGGCGTCAAGCCGGACGGCACGTACATCACGGATGAGGAGTTGCAGGTGCTGCTCGACCGCGAGGG